AAGACGCCTGATTTTGAGTCAGGAAATTTAGGTTCGATACCTAAGCGGGCATCCAATATCATTGCGGGGCGTAGCAGAATGGTGATGCATCAGACTTTGAATCTGATTTTTGGGAGGTTCGATTCCTTCCCCCGCAGCCAAACAATGCACCGGTAGCTCAGTGGTCAGAGCGGTGGGCTTTTAACCCGCGCGTCCGGGGTTCGAATCCCCGCCGGTACACCAAAATCGTTTCAAGGTGCTTGCTTCTCGTTTCAGAATTGCTTAGTTTACGTTTCACGTACAAAGCGAATCACTCCAATGAAGGAAGTTACCATGTCAGACCAAGACCAAAGCAATGGCGTTCTCGGCCAAGTCGTAAACGCTATCAACAAAGACAAGCGCGAAGCCCTCAAGAAGGAACTTCGTGGAAAGATCACCGAATACCGCAAGGCGCAGGGCGCGGCGGATGTGATCCTCGACGACATCGTCACCACACTGACGGAAGCCGGTGAGAGCGCCGACGGCATCGCCGAGCTTCTCAAAAGCTGATGGCCAAACCCTTTCCCGAAGTTGACTGGTCCGCGATTGAATCGCGGTACCTGACCCTACTTCGGGATCGGGACCCAGAAGAATTCCGTAAAATGTATCTCGGCGACTGGACGACCAATCCCCACATCCCAGAACACCACGTGGTATCGGTCAAGCCTTGCGCCAGAAAGTGGGACTTTACAATGCCACCTCTTGAAGAAATAGCCCGTCACCATGACGTTTCCCCGACCGGTCGCTGGATGAACCCGCACGAGAAATTGAAGTTAGGGAATCCCTGCTCCGAGATCATCGCGAATCCACCGACCATTGAAGGCCACAAGATTCACCGCAGGCATCTGGTGTCGCTCACGTACGACGAGGATGATGGAACAATGTACTTCGAACAGAAGGCATGCTCCACCAATCCAGAGATTTCGTTTGGCCCGCTGACGTGTAGCCTTAGCAGGCTCATGAACCAAGAACACTACTGGCTCGACGCACAGGTCAGCCGCCGCGCGCGGGACTGGCGGTCGCCAGCCAAAGCGCGCATATACCTGACCAACGGTATCGTGCGGTACAAAGTTGCCACGGCAGACTGGGACGACATCCAGAGTGTCGCACGAATTGGCGGTGGATATGATCTCGCGGACCACATCAACAACGGGCTGAACCTCGTTCGTGCATGCTCTTCGATGCCCATCATCCAAGAAGTGCACGTGGTCGATGAACGTGATCCATTTGATGTGATCACTGAACGGTACAAGAAGCCCAAGCGGGCAAAGAATCCAGACGTACCCCTTCCGGGCACCAATCACACGCTCAAGGAAGAGGTTCGTTACCAGTTGACGGGAAAAACACCCGACCAACTTTGATCTGCCTCTGTCCATCATCTCCCTGATGTGATATACAGAAGCATATCACGCTTCCGTAGCTCAGTGGACAGAGCGCCGCCCTCCGAAGGCGGGGGTCGCAGGTTCAAATCCTGCCGGGAGCACCAATATATGGGTGTAGTCTAATTCGCGATGGACGTGAGGCGGTCTCCAAAGCCGCTGGCAAGGGGTTCGATTCCTCACACCCATGCCAATTAGGAGATGGCTCAATGTGTCCAGCCGGATGTAACATTGATCCCGATACCCGACTGTGTCGCGCTTGCGGCAGAACACTTCAAGCCCTTATGGACCTGCTACAGGTCCCTAAAGCCGATCAAGATCACACGGTCAATTGGCTTATCTACCACCACTATCAATGAACCGAGATGTTAAGACTATGACTGGGTCAGCGCCGGGCTTTTAATCCGGTTCAAAGGGGTTCGATTCCGCCCTCGGTTCTCCAACACGCCGTCGAAGCACATGTGGATGTGCGCCTGCCCGGTAAGCAGGAGGTAGGAGGTTCAAATCCTCTCGGCGGCACCATTACGGAAGGTGATCTCGGCTGGTGCCGGGGACCGGTTGCTAACCGCTTCGCAGGTAACCCTGTGGGGTTCAATTCCTCCGCCTTCCGCCACATAGGAGAGACCCGATGACCAAGAAAGACAACAAACGTTTTGTCGTACGCCGCATCCGCCGGGCTCTGAACAACGCGGAGACCCCGCCCACACAGGCAGGACGCGTTCTGATCCGGTGCGGGTACGGCACCGGCGCTGGACGTAAGCAGATCGACGCCCGCGACATGCGCGATGACGACGAGTACGACTTTATGTTCCTGTCTGACAGCGCCTGCTGCGGTTTCTGCTACCGGTGCCCATTTGACGTGAGCGCCGACGGCGGCGAGGGGTGGTCTTTTGAGACTGCCAATGATATGGAACCAGCGAAACTCGGCGACCTGATCGCCGCCTGACCCGAAAGGACCCGACATGCCCGACCACCGACTTTACATCATAATGCGCACAGACCTTGCCTCAATGAATGCAGGCAAGGGAATGGCACAGGCCGCTCACGCGGCCAACGCTTTTGAATTCAACATGGACGCAGACAAGGAAGAACTGACCAAGGACATGCGTCAAGCATGGGCCGACTGGGGAGCTTCCACCATGCAAGGCTTCGGCACCACAATCGTGGTTGCTGCAATGGATGAACAGACGATGACCGAGGCAGTTGAACAGGCTGTCAAGCTGGGCCTGCCCGGTGAGGTCATCCACGATCCAACCTATCCGGTACGGGACGGGGGAGTAACCCACCTGCTGCCGGTAAACACGTGCGCGTACATATTTGTCCCGGTGCCCGAAACTGCTCCGAGCCTTCTCGCACGTATGAGTCTTCGTCCCTGACAGAAAGGAGTCACCCATGTTGAGCGAGAAGAAGATCAACCAAATCCGTGAAGTCTTAAAGGCGTCTTCGCCGGAGTCTCGTGTCTACATCGGCAACGACTCCTCGCGGCATCGCGATAAGCAAGACGTCTGGCACGCAACCTACACCACCGCTGTCGTCATCCACATGATCGACGAGCATGGCATGGGCCACGGCTGCCGGGTCTTCACGGAGACCCAGAAGATGGTTGACTATGACAACCACAAGAGCAAGCCGTTCACTCGGATGATGCAAGAGTGCTACTTGGCGGTCGAGGCATACCAACAACTCGAAGAGGACTTGTTGGAGCACGACGTCGAGGTCCACTTGGACATCAACAAGAGCGAGATGCACGGCTCCAACGTCGCACACAACGCGGCGGTTGGATACGCTGTCGGTGTCACAGGCCGTCCCGTAAAGACGAAGCCAGAAGCGTTCGCGGCATCCTATGTGGCTGACCACGGTGTTCGCGACAAGTTCGCGCGAGAGAACGTGACACTTCACTGAAAAATCTGCACGCCGACATCCCGACCGTTGGCGTGCAGTGAAAATTTGGATGGTGATCCTCGCTGGTGCGGGGGTACGCTTGGAAAGCGGTTCGCCCCCGAGAGGGGGTGGGGTTCAATTCCTCCGCCATCCGCCAATCCATGAATATGCTGCATGGCAGCATTGCAGGCGTTGGGGGTTGTGCAGTTGCAGCATTTTGATAAGATGCTCCTGAAATCAACCAATGGAGTATCCAATGTTTTCTCGATGGTTCGCACGACGCGACACACACAATCAACTTTCCGCAATGACCAATCGCCAGCTTGCCGACATCGGCATCAACCGTGGTGACATCAAGCGGATCGTATCCGAAATGTAAACCCCCGCCGCTGGGACGGACAAGGTCTTCTAAGCCAAGGGTGGTGAGTTCGATTCTCACCGGGGGTGCCAATCGTAACCGGACACAATGTGTCATATATGACCCGTAAAGCCGGTTAAGGGGTCATATATGACCCATTGCTGATGAGGCCCATGAGGATGAGCAACCGCCTCGTAAGCGGAAGGTAGCAGGTTCGATTCCTGTCATCAGCACCAACTTAATGTCGCCTCTGTTATACATTAACCTCGGTTATGTAGCACGAAGCCTACATTACGCCCTGCAAGCATTGACGGTGATGCAATAGTCTTGTAAGCTATGGAACTGAGTTCAAGTCTCAGGTAGGGCTCCATGATTTGTACAAAATGCGAAGAGAATTTCCATCCGACCCCAACACAGTGCCGGGCGTTGTGTAAGGTATGCACGCGGTCGTACAACAATGCCTATTATGCAAAAAATAAAAAACGCCGCGAAGCCGTGTGGAAATCTACACAAAACCGTATATCCAAAATGCTGTTGGAAATTTCGGATTACAAACGTCAGGCTTCTTGCAAGTTCTGTAAGGAGTCTGAGCCAGTTTGTCTGGACCTACACCACCTCGATCCAACCAATAAAGACGCAACAGTCAGCCGGATGGTGAGCGACAATCGCCCAGCACAGCTTATTTGGCGTGAAGTTTCAAAGTGCATTGTTGTGTGCAAAAATTGCCATTCTAAGGTTCATGCAGGATTATTGCATTGCTCCAATTAACAGGGTATGTTCTGGTGGCGGCGTGGGCTTTGGAAGCTTGCTGATCGGGTTCGATCCCCGGTACCCTGACCATTATGCGCGTGAGCGCAGACAGTGTATAGCTCAGTTGGTAGAGTGTCGGTCTGGGAGGCCGAAGGTCGCAGGTTCGAGCCCTGTTACACTGACCAATCCAAAACGTTCAGAACAACCAAGCAATGTCAACCGTCTCGACCGCATGCTATTGACATGTGCCCTTTTGTTTGAGATTGTGTCGCTCATGAGCACATCAGTACCAAATCCCACAACACGCGCACAATTGGCAGTGCCATACCGCGCGTCGCCCATCCTGCACCCGGATTACATTTACTGGTCCGGTGAGTGGGAGAAGATTCGTGACGCCGAAGTAGGCGAGATCGAGGTCAAGCGTAAGCGGGAGAAATACCTGCCGAAAATGGCGACGCACGACAAGAACCAGTACGAGGCATATCTGCACCGTGCCGTGTTCTTCAACATGACGTCGCGTACCTTGAACGCCCTCTACGGAACCGTGTTCCGTCGCGCACCCAAGGTCACCGGGCTGACGCCCACTCTTACCGAAAAAGTCAAGAAGCTTACCAAGGAAGGCATGTCCCTTCACCTGATGACAAAGACGTCCGTCAAGGAAGTCCTTGCCGTCGGTCGGTACGGCATGCTTGTCGATGCGAATCCTGACGGGGCCGGAGATGCCTACGTCGCTTGCTACACCGCCGAGAACATTCTCGACTGGGAGATGGCAGAGATCAATGGGCGCTGGCAGCTTGCCAAAGTTACGTTGCGTGAAATTTACTACGACCGTGATGGACACTGGTCGCCATACGAGCACAAGTCCCGGTTCCGCATTTTGATGCTGAACGACGTGGACGGTGAGATCACCTACGAACAATTCATCTACGAAGACATTGACGCACACAACATCCCCGACATCGACCAGATGCCGGATCGAATTGTCACGCCCGAAGTACGCGGGCAAGTCCTCGACTACATTCCGTTCATCGTGATTGGGCCGTTCACCAACTACCCAGACGTTCAGAAGCCACCGATGCTGGACATCGTCACTCTGAACTATTCCCACTACATGTCATACGCACAGTTGGAGCACGGGCGCTTCTACACCGGGAACCCGGTATACTACGCTCAGAATGATTCGGCTGTGACACCCGGCGATTACCACGTCGGGCCAGACGTGGTTTGGATTCTGGACAAGGGTGAACAGGCCGGGATCATCGAATTCAACGGTGCCGGTCTCCGGTTCCTTGAAAACGCACTGTCCTCGAAAGAGGCGCAGATCGCATCCCTTGGCGGGCGAATGATGCCGGGCTCTTCTCGCGGCGCGGCAGAAAGTGACAATTCGTTGCTCATGCAAGAGCGCAACGAACAGACCCTGCTGTTGAACCTCGCCGATACCACGGACGAGGGCGTCACACAGATTCTTCGATGGTGGGCTGACTGGAACAACGTCAACCCATCCGTTGTATCAAAGATCACATTCGAATTGAACCGGGACTTCCTGATCAAGGATGCTGGCGCGCGCGAGTTCCGCGCAATCCACCAGATGTATGCCGACGGCGTCATCCCGGTCGAGGTGGTCTACGATTATCTCAAGCGTTTCGAAGTCATACCGGAGTGGATGGAGCGAGAAGAGTACCTTGGCCTTCTTGAAGACAGCAAGCAGTTCCCGAACATGGTGGACGTGCTGGCGAAGATGCAAAGTTTCCCTGACGCCAAGTCGATGCTGGAATACAAGGTTATGCAAGAGACAGCGCAGGCGGTGAAGCCGACCACGAACGAACCGGCGCAGCCCGGCGTCCCGAAGCAAGCCCGTGCCGCGCAGCAGGTTGACAATCCTCCGAAGAAGGAAGAAGAGGACGAAGAAGAGCAAGGTTCTTCCGATGAATGAAGATATCAAGAACCTGTCGCGTAAGGCCGACCGAATAATTTCCCTTCTGGAAGTTCTGGTTCTTCAAAACGAACGTGGGACGTATACCTACGACGATGACGAAGACGAAGAAGAACGGCCTATACCCATCCTCTCACCGATCATGCCAAGCTTCCCAGAGACTTGGCCTGAGAACAAACCGACAACATGCCCATCATGCGGAATGGAATTCAAAGGCGTTATGGGATACGCCTGCTCTAAGGTCGGATGCCCGATGGGTGTCGGACCAACCACGTGCTGACATGACAAAGGTTGGACTGAATCCTGACTTTGCGGACTGGGACGAAATGGACCTAGACGCACTCGAAATCGTGGAAGAGTTTTACGACGGCACTGTATCTTTTGATGAGTTGAAGGCGATTGTTGGCACCGATGCAGCGCAATCTATCATAGATCGCATGACCGAAGATGGCTACGATACAGCGGAACTCTTTGATAATCCAGAATATTTCTAAAGGCAAGAAAATAATTACCCGTATGACCCGTTTTTGTGCTTGACCTTGACTTTAGGCTCAAGATCGGTTATCAATGTGAACATCGACGCTAAATCTGCGTTGAGGCACGACCACCGACACTATGTGCCTTTTTGTAGATCATGACACGGAGGGTCCCACCTCCATCTGGCACCGGGGGTGCTGGTTCACTTTAAGGGCTCACCACGGGGTGGTGTGTAAATCAAATGGCAAAACTCACATACGACTCCTTGTCCGACATTCCGGAAGACCTCCGCGAAGCTGCCAAGGAAGGCGAAGACGGCAAGTACGTCGTCAACGTAACACTCGCCGAGAAGGTCAAGGAATTTCGCGACAAGAACATCGCGATTGCCCAAGAGCGCGACAACATGAGCGCAGCCCTCTCGCAGTACGAGCAAGTCACAGGGGTCGCACTGCCTGACCTCGAAGAAGGCAAGCTCACCGATTTCGCAAAAGCCCTCGAAGGGTTGCGCGAGACGAAGAAGAAAGTTGAAGACGGCAAGCTCGTCGAAGAGACTTCGCTGGAAGAAGCTGCTGCGAACCGCGTCACGGAAGTGACCACATCGTTCAAGACGCAGCTTGCCGAAATGGCGAAGGATCGTGACGTCCACAAGCAAGCCCGCGACGCCGCTGAGAATCGTGCTGAGGCGATGCAAGTGGAAAATGCAATCCGTCTAGCGGCGTCCGATCCGGACATCGCAATGATCGACAAAGCGGTTTCGTTCGTCATGCCGAAGGCACAGACAACGTTCCGTGTTGATGAAGGGAAGATCGTTCCCAAGGCTGGCGATGGCACTGTCATCTACGGCTCGGACGGTGTCACCCCGATGTCGATGAAAGAATGGCTGCTCAAAGAGCGCGACGAGAACGACTTCCTGTTCCGTGGTGCAAAGGGCGGCGGCGCTTCTGGAAACGGTGATACCGCTCCGGGTCGCATCACGCAGGCGGAACTCGACAAGATGTCGCCGCAGCAAAAGATGCAATGGGCTCGGAAGAACCAGAAGGCAGCGTAACAAACGCGGTGGGGCGATGTCCCATCGCCCCGCCCCGACCTGATCCCCCACGGTGTGGGTACCGATCACAAATACCTCTGGCTTCCATGGGCTGAGTTGGAGGGTTGCTTTCAGACTCGGGAGTTTGTTTCACGGCCCTTAAATATGAGACACACAAACCGAAAGTTTAGGAGACACGAAAGTGATCACTCTTTTTGAAGCATCCAAGCTCAACCCCGGTGATGTTCTTCGGAACACCATCATTGAGCACTTCGCTCGCACGAGCGACCTGCTTCGCGTCACCCAGTTCATCAACGTTTCTGGCGGCGCGTACGTTTACAACATGGAAGGCAGCCTGCCGGGCGTAGCGTTCCGTGGTGTTGGTGAAGGCTACACGGCCTCTGCCGGAATCATGAACCCTGAGACTGAGCGCCTGCGCATCTCCGGTGGTGACCTTGACGTCGATCTCGCGACGTTGAAGTTCACTGACGAAGACGTCCGTGGTGCACACGAACTCAAGAAGGTCAAGGCTCTGTCCCTGACCATCGGCGCGAAGATGATCAACGGTGACTCGCTCGCCGATCCTCGCGAGTTCGACGGCCTCCGCGTTCGCATCACAGGCGATCAGCTTCTCGAAGCAGGCGCGACCAACGGCGGTGACCCGCTGACGATCACCAACCTGCGGAACCTGATCGACCAAGTGGACGATCCGACCCACCTTCTGATGTCGAAGAAGATGCGCAACCTGCTCTCCGCAGCCGCAACTGACCCGGCTGTTGGTGGATACATCACTTACACCCAAGACGAGTTCGGTCGTCGTGTGACGCAATTTGATGGCCTGCCCATCATCGTTGTTGACTACGACTCGAACGGTGACCAGATCATCGACTTCAACGAAGTCGGCATCGGTGGTGCCACAGCGACGGCGACGTCGATCTACTGTGTCAACATGGGTGACGAAGGCGTCACCGGTCTGCAAAACGGCATCATGGAAGTCCGCGACCTCGGCGAACTCCAAGAGCGTCCGGTCATGCGGACACGTGTCGAATGGCTCGTTGGCATGGCAGTCATGCACGGTCGTGCGGCAGCCCGTCTCCGTGGCATCAGCAACGCAGCGGTTGTCAAGTAATCCCAACTGAGGGGGCGTGAGGCCCCCTCACAACCCCTCAGATCAGGTTACACGACCTCTCAGAAATTAGGAGACTTTCCACATGGCTCGTTCCGCAGTCAACTACTCTTACGAAGCAGACCTCGCTTTCCAAGCGCCGGGTACTGCCGCAGTCACCGCAACCGCAGTCGTTGACCCGACAGCAGTCGCCGTGACCGACAACAACCAGTTCAAGACCGCAACCGGCCTTGATCTTGCATCCCTTGACAAGCTTGCCAATGTCCGCTCCGGCGATCAGAAGAACAAGCTTGGTGGCGAGAAGTACGACATCGTTGTCGTTGTCTCGGCTCTTGACCTCGCAGACGCAGACGAAACCTACGGTTTCAATGTCTACGTTGGTGCAGCAGCAGACGGCAACGCCGGTGCTCTGGTCGGCTCCATTGCCGGTGTCACGCAGGCGGGTCAGTACGTGATCCCCGTTGATGCAAACACTGCTGAACTTCTCGATGCAGACCGCGAAGAGATCGCTCTCGAAGTGGCCGTCGGCGGCACCACGCCAAGCATCACGTTCAGCGCGTGGCTGGCATACGGCAGCAAGGCTGCCTAAGCCAAGCGCCTAACGAAAAATGGGGGAGCCTTCGGGCTCCCTTTCACCAATTTAAGCCGGAGACCCGACAATGGCTGGTAAGAACAACTTCAACGCAACCACCATGGACGCATCTGTATACGACGCAGATGGTGCCTTGATCAAAACCACGCGACCCAACGCGCGAGAGCTTGTTGCCACAGGCAATTTCTTCTGGAAGACGGAAGACATCGGCAAGTCCCGCACGGAAGAACAGGGTCCCGAAAACCCCGCCGCCGAACGCTGTGTTGTCTATGCCAAGGCAACTGGCGAAGCTGTCGAAGTGGTCCGCGCCAATGCACGTGACCTCGTAACCACCGGCAAGTACACATGGGCTCCGGCGCACGTGGAGAAGACTTCCGAAGCAGATGACTCCGAACAGGCCGATGACGCTGATGACGAAGGCTCCGCAGACGCCCACGTCGCAACCACAGAGGTTGTGCCGACGACCAAGGAACCCACGGCGGATGACCCTCTCGACCCGATGAACAGCCCTCTTCACGAGATTGCTGCGCGGGTGACCGGCGATGCAGACGTCAAGGCTTACCTTGACGGTTTCACCGAGGACAACCTCCGTGACATGGCTGCACAACGCTACGGCGAGAAGGTACATCATCGCGCCTCGAAGGACACCATCATCGCAAAAATGATGGAACTGGAAGAGGCCAAGCTGGATGCAGATGTCGGCGTCGCCGACGAAGTATAAGGCTTTCGCCAGACGCGAAACACAGCGACAAATCACCGCAATTAGATGGCGGGGCGGAACTAATTTCGCCCCGCCATTTTGCATTTAAGGGGATGGAATACACAACCGCCGGGGCGTGACATCCTTGCAACTTTGTGATATGGTCATCCTACAACTGAACTTATGGAGACAGGCATGTTTTACAAGCGCGTCTATTCCCCCGAAGGCGAACCTTTCGACGTCCCCACAGCGCGGGCAAACGATCTGATTCTCCAAGACGGCTGGACACAACAAAAGCCCGAGACGGAGAAGACCGTTTCGAAGGCCAAGAAGACTCGGTCGCGCAAAAAGACGCAGCCGGTCGTGGAAGAAGTCATTGAGACGGTCGAAGAACCGGTAGAGGCTGAGGAAAAGGAATTCTTTTTCGGTGACGAGCCTGCTGCTGACCGTTGACCCGCGAAGACGGAAAAATCCCCACTATGTATAACCCTGATACAGACCACCACTCCGCAGCGAGTGGGATGGTCAACCTTTTCCTGATGAACGAATTTCGTGATCTCCGCAAGGGGATGGAGAATCGTGACGAAACGCTCCGCGCCGCCATTGACGGCGTCCGGGAAAGCGTGAACGTATTGTCCGCCAAGGCCGACCGCTCTCAGAGCGACGTCGATTCTATGCGTGGCGATATGGAGACGTTGCAAAAAGACGTTTCGGCTGTGCGGGGAGATGTTGACGTAATCTTGGATGAGCGAAAGATCGAGGGCGTGATGCGATCATCTGCTTGGTCTGGACCGAGCAAGATCATCAACACCGTGGCTATCGTCGGCGCAGGTGCGGGTGGTCTGTGGGCAATCCTACAGTTCTGGCCCGTGATTATCGCAGCCTTGGCTGCGCTGTAACCACCCATGAAAGTTCACACGACATACCGCTGATCCACACCCCGGTCAGCGCACGCTATCTTTATGTCTATAGGAGAATACTATATGGACAACCACTTCGATCTGAATAATCCCGATCAGAGTGAAAAGGCGTTCCGTCGCCAAAAGCGCAAGCAGGAAAAGACGGAAAAGCAGAGCCGCCGCAACCCGAAGCCAATCGAGGCACGCGGCGAATCGCAGAAAGAATACATCAAAAGCATCCACCACAACGAACTAACGTTCGCCGTCGGTCCTGCCGGGGTCGGTAAGACATACGTCCCATCTCGTATCTTTGGGCAGATGATTGCCGAAGGTCAGATCGACAAGCTGTACCTTGCCCGCCCGAACGTGGCAAAATCAAAGCACCGCATGGGGTTCCTCCCCGGCACCGCCGAAGAGAAGACAGCACCGTGGCTTGTACCAGTGTTGGAAGGGCTCAAGGACTCCATGGCCCCCGCACTTCTGGAACGCCTCCGCCGTGAAGGAAAGATTGAGATTGTTCCATACGAATTCATGCAAGGCCGAACGTTCGCAAACGCCGCATGGATCGTGGACGAGGCCGAGAACTTGGACCTCGACGATCTATACATCACGCTGACGCGTCAAGGTGAGAACCTCAAAGCGGTTATCTCTGGCGACATCCGCCAGTCCCGTATCAACAACAGCGGACTGGCACAAGTCGTTGCCATGGGTGAACAGGCGCAAATGGAGAGCGTTGGTGTCGTTCGTTTCGGCGAAGACGAAGTCGTTCGGTCCCGTCAGGCGCGCCAGTGGGTTCGGGCTTTCAACCGTGTCAACTTGTCTGATGTGCCAAATTGTGGTATGGATGAGGTTCAAAGTTTTCAAAGCGGACTGCCGAACTTCCTGCGGAAGGATGACTGACACATGGCACTACCACTCGTCGTCGAAGACGGCACTGGCCTCACGACGGCAAACTCATACCTGACAGCGGTTGAGGCTGACGCAATTCTAAGCGTCAACCCTGTCTTTTATGCTGCGTGGACGGCACTGACCCCAACTGAGCAGGACTCCTTCCTTGTGTGGGCGTCCGACTACATAGACTGCTACGTTCAGTGGAATGGATACAAGACTGTTGAGACCAGCGGCCTCCGCTGGCCTCGCGAGTGTGTCACGGACTGTGACGGCGTTCTCATTGCTTCGAACGTCATCCCGGACAAGCTCAAGAAAGCCGTTGCGCAACTGGCGATCTTCCTGACAACTAGCGAAGCTGCTCAGTCGGGTGGCACGGCTTCCGTAGCGCCTCCGGGCATCAAGCGAGTCAAAGCAGATGTCGTTGAGGTTGAATTCTTCGGCGAGAGTGAGGGTGGCGGTCGCGACACACGTTCTGGTGACGATCTACTTCCTGTCAACATGCGATTCCTGATCCGTTGCCTTGGCAACGTTCAAACAGGACGTCAACGATTCGCAAAAGTGATCCGTTAAATGGGGTTCAACAGTCTTCTCGATAATCAGGTTCAAGGCCTGATGCGCATTCTGGGGCAGAACGACGGGCTTGCTCCAACCCATACCTATGAGCGTATCGACGCAAGCACGTACGACCCAAGCACCGGCGGCGTGTCAACGGCAGCCACGCGTTACGACGATATTCCTATGGTGTTCGCCCGTTACGAAACGGATGAAATAGACGGAGACAAAATTCAGGTCACCGACCAGAAAGCCATCATCGCCGCACTTGACTTGCCGGTAAATCCCCGCATTCAGGATCGGGTTATTCAATCCGACGGGCGTGTATTTCACGTCGAAAATGTTGGTGGCGTTCCCGGAGAAAGTGTGTGGATTTTGCAGATGCGGGAGAGTGACGTTTGATGACGTCATCTGTTGTCATGAACCCTAACCAGTTCAACAACGGCCTTGACCAGTACATGAAGCGTTTTGAGCGCCGGTGGCGCGTAAGAATGAAAATGCTCGTGGACCAAGGTATGGTCCGAATGTTGCGCCGAACGCCAGTACACACAGGGCAAGCGGCGATGAGTTACGTCGCATCGGTTGGGGCTCCAAAGGGCGGCAGTGCTGGGGCAGGGTTTCCGGTCAATGCCCCAACGAATCAGTTGCCGCTTGGCGCAGAAGAAAACCGTGGTCGGGCAGAAAACGTATCACGAGCAACACTTGCGTCCGTCAACTACAACGATCCGTTCCAAGTGTTCTGGATTGTCAATAACGCGCCCAGCATCGGTGGGCTAGAAGCGGGCGAATTGCCCGAAGAACCTTATACACCTCGCTCGCCACAGGGCATGTTTGGTGTGACACTTCAAGAGCTTTCTGCCCTACTGGACACAACACCGCTATGACACCAGCATTCATCCAATTCTGCGAGACACGGTTCCAGACGGAATTTTCACTGTTGAACCCACAGATGCCGATCTTGTATTCCAACGTTCCGGTACCGGACACGGTGGACGCTTTTGTGTGTCTACACGTGATGGCTTCTGAGGATACGATGCCAATCAACATCGGGCACGAGGCGAAGTCGCGCAACGTTGGCCTCATTCAGGTGGACGTGTTCACACCGAAGGACGAAGGTGCCGGTGAGGCGTACAATATGGCGTATCAGGCTGGAATGATATTCAAGCGTCAAGACCTTTCTGTAGGTGGGGAAGGGCTGGTCGTCTTCAAAGACCCATCCATCCAAGATCGAGGACAAGTCCGGGGTCGCCACAAGCACCAAATGCGCGTTCCGTATCGGTACGACTTCAAAGATTTCTTTCTTCCATGATTGACATCTAAACCGAATCACCTTAGCATGACCCGTTTTTTCTCCGAGCTTGACTTTTGGCACATTATTCGTTAGGGTGCCATACACATGCCGGATTCTATCTGGCTTATGATATCATGAGATAACGCAGGGTGGCGGGGCCTCCCTCCACCAGATTTAGGAGAACCGTCCAGTGGCATTTGCTGATGCAAACCGCACACAGATTCGTTACATCGAAGAAAACTCCTTCGGTGTCACGCCCGGCACGGGTACGACCCGTGAAGTGCGCCTGACTTCTTCCTCGCTCACCGCGAACAAGGAAACTGTTGTTTCCGACGAACTTCGTTCCGACCGTATGGTCTCGGACATTGTTGAAGTCGCGGCATCCTCGGGCGGGGACATCAATTTCGAGTGGTCCTCGGGACCAAACGATGAATTCCTTGCGGGCTTCCTGCTGGGTGCATGGGCACGCCCCATGACAATGGATTTCTGGGAAGGCGTTATCGTCAGCGTCACCGGTGTGAGCACCGTGACTGTTGCAGGACGCGACATCACCGGATACCTTACCGCAGGTCGCCGCATCAAGCTGGATGGCTTTGCCAACCCAGCGAACAATGGCTACTTCGAGATTTCCACAGTAACGCTCGTCGGTTCAAACACCGAAGTCGTGGTGACTGCGGCAACGCTCGTCGCTGAATCCGGCACAGTCAATGCGCGCCTTTTCGACGCAAACGACGTCATCATCCTTGACGACACCTCGATCTCCGTGGGGGCAACAGGCCTCGACGGAAACGCCACCAACCCGTTCGCTGCGGCAATCGCGGCAGGACAGTTTGGGTTGGGCGCGAAGGTCTACGTCGATGCAGAAGACGCCTACGAAGTTGGTACAGTCACGCTGACTGATCCGACCGCGATGGTAGACAACTGGGCTCTCGTTGTCAACGACGGCGTGAACAGCGTAACTCTGACGGCGACCCTCGCCGCTCCGGGCGCGCTTGAATTCCTCGTCGGTGTTGACGCGGACACCGATGGCGCAGCGCTTGTTGCGGCAATCAACGCACTTCGTTTCCACACCACACCGATCTTGGTCAATGCGACACACAACCCCGGTGACGATGTTGTCACGGTCACGAACCTCCGCACGACCGGCGGCTCGCTCGATGACAGCACAGGAACGGTTGATGCGAACGTCGCGACTGTTGACTTCGCAGGCGGCGTCTCTGGCGTCACTGGCATCTACACCGTCACGTCCCTCAACGACGACCTTCTTGGCCTGAGCCCGGCACCCGCTGCACTTGCGGCTGGCGGCAGCATCGTTGTCAAGGGTTCGCACGCACGCAACCCCGGTGACGAGACCTCGATCCAACAGCGCTACTTCTCCATCGAGACGGCGTTCCAAGACATCGGTCAATTCATGGAGCAGGACGGCATGGTCGCCGGTACCTTCTCTCTGGAAATCGCGACAGGCGCAATCGTCACCGGAACCATTGGTTTCGAAGGACGCGCAACTTCGTTGGTCCAATCCACAGTCCTCGGCAACACTGGCACGTACACCGTGCTCGACGCGCAGCCGGGTGATGTTGTGAACGCGACAACCGACGTTGGTGACCTTGTCAAGGACGGTGTTCCGCTCTTGGCCTGCATCCAGTCCATCTCGCTCTCGGGCGAGGCTGGTCTCCGCATGCAGAACTGTGTCGGCGAAAAGTTCCCGCGCGGCATCGGTACCGGTCGCTTCAACCTGACCGGCTCCATGACTGTGTACTTCGAGAACGAAGACCTGTTCACAGACTTCATCAACCACGCGACAGTGTCGCTGGAATTCTCCATCACTGACTCTGGGGGGATGGCGTACTACTTCAACATCCCGTCGCTCAAGGTTTCGCAAGACGAAATCGCACCGGGCGGCATCGACCAAGACGTGTTCGAGAACATCGAATTCACTGCGTTCCGCGACGCTGTGACCGACACGATGTTCATGATCGACCGCTTCTCGCCGAACTCCGCAACCTGATAAAGTGGGGAGCCTCCGGGCTCCCCACAGACTTTCCCGACATCTTGGAAACAACCGAGATCGCCATGGCGTAGGCGGTGAGCGGTTGTCGGGGCCGCTCCCGCCACCCCAAACCCGACAAGGAACTGAAAATGTCCGACACTGTAAAAGAACTGGCTCCTGCGTCCTCTGCCGAACCGGCAGGACCCGCGAAGCTCAAGACGAACCTTCACCGCATTTTTGCTACCGACGAACACCTCGAAGAAGGTGGCGCGTGGGTAGACGTCAATGAACTCTACGGCCTCAAGATCAAGGTCCGTCGCCTGCGTTCGGAAGCTTCCATCAAGGCCTACGAAGACATCGTACGCGAATCATTCGGTGAGGCGAAAATCCGCCGCCCGGAAGACCTCAACGCGAAGCAGTCCGGTGACATCCTCACACGCCAGTTGGCGCGCGCTGTCCTGATCGACTGGAAGGGTGTCTACGACGAAAACGGCGATGAAATCCCGTACTCCGAAGAGGCGGCGCTCGCTGCCTTGAACGAGATGAAGGACTTCCGGGAATTCGTCTACCAAGCTGCCAACGAACGGGACACGTTCCGTGAGAAGGCGGACAAGGACGCGGCAAAAAACTCCTAACGTTCCTGCGGTGGAGCCTCGACAACGCCACCAAACACGAAGCGCCGAAGAAGAATTTCCTCGACAAACTGGAAGCTGAGGATAACCCGAAGCTGAAAGCGATGAGGGAGGCGCGGGAGGCTCGCGAAAAGGCAGCAGGCGTACCTAAGCCTGTGAAACCGCAGGAACCTGCTCCGAACTTGTTTCCAGACATGCTCTGGATATGGTCTGCGTTTTGCTTCCTATCAGAACGCCGGGGCGTTTCCGCAAACGGCCCGGTACCAATCACGATAGAAGCAATGAATGCGTTCGCGCAGATGACGAACCGATACCGTCAGCCGTACGTCGAACAACTTCTTAGATTCATCCCTGAACTCGACCGCGAATATCTCCGTGACTTCTACGAAAAGCAGAAGAGGGACATGGATAAACAACGGAAGAAAGACGAAGCCGGTTCTCGGCAAGGCGGTGCCCCTAGACGGGGCGTTGGTAGACGGTAGACAATGGCTGAAACCCACGAACTCAGATTGAAGATCAACGCGGCTGCCGCGAAAGCTGGCAGCCGTGCGTTCGTTGCGGCCATCGTATCCATTCAGCGGTCGGTGATCGACCTCGACCGCATGAGCGACGGCACATTCAAGCGCCTCGCAAAGAACGCACAGATCGCGGGCAAGGCGGCAAACAATACCGTGAAGCCGGTTGACCGCTCAGCCCTCCGTAGCCTCGATGCGTTCGCAAAGCTCCAAGCACAAACACTTCGCCAGACAGCAAACACCCGCCGGGGCCTGACATCCCTTATGGACGGGCTCCGCACGGTTGCGGCTGCTTACACCACAGCACGTACCGCCAACGAGGCGTACACGCAGTCTGTGACGCGCTCTAACAGCGTTCTGGCACGTCAGGCACAACTCCTGTCCCAGACGCGCTCAGCGGCCTCTGCAAGTGGCGCAGGGTCCTCCCCAGCAGCGCCACGGGCGAACAACCGTGCATCCGACCAACAGATTGCAATGCAGAACCGCGTCAAGCGCGCGGTTGATGACACACGGCTCTCGGTAGAGCGCCTGACCACATCCTTGATGAAGGTTGGCGGGTTCTCAGAGATTCAGAAGGTTGGCTCGGCATTCCGCGAATTCCAGCGGAACGTTTCCGGCGCGGCTGTGTCTTCTCAGCAACTTGATGTAGCGAAGACCAAGCTCAACGCAACCATGCGCCAAGCACAGACCGCTGCTGTCACCCTGAACACGAAATTCGCAGAAGAGGCACGCATCACCAAGGCTGCGGCTGACGCCGCGCGGCAGAAAGAACGTGCGAACGCTACAATGGCAAACTCTGCCAAGGCGGCTGCCACAGCGACTTCGAACGCAAACGCTGCAATGGCGCGTCAGGAGAAGCTTGCACTTGACGCGGCTTCGGCAAACCGACGCGCTTCCGAGGAAGTATCGCGCCTGTCCCAACGCCTCAAGAATATCGGCGACACACGCGGGTTGGCAATGCTTAACACCGCGTTGAACCAATTCCGCAGTTCAACCGCGGGGGGAGTACAGAGTGCTTCTCAATTGCGCACGGCGACTGCACAACTTGCCGAAGCGACGTCTCGGGCAAAGATCGGCCTCACCGGAATGGAAGGGGCGCAAACGCGCGCCTCGCGCAGCGCACGCAAACTTGCGTCGTCCTCGTCTCAAGCAGCAGCAAACGCCCGTCGTGTAGAGCAGAATATGCGCTCTATCGCAGGATCGTCTAACGCTGCCGCCGGTGCCATGCGCAACGCAACAGGGTCCATGCGCGGCCTTGAAAACGCGTTCAGCGCGACCTTCCAGATTGGCTCCGCGTTCCGCGCGATGATTGGCTCCCTGACATTCGGTACGTTTATCCAAGGCGTGTTCGCTGCGGGTCGTGCCCTTGACCAATTCCGCGTGACTATGGAAGTTGCGACGGGAACAATGTCTGGTGCCATGCAGCAGATGGATTTCATCGACGGCATGGCCCGAGAATTGGGTACAGGCCTGCGCGGCGCGCGGGAAGACTTTGCGAAGTTTGCGGTCTCCGCGAGCTTGGCTGGCGTCGAGACCGCGACCGCTCGTGACATCTTCCGTTCGGTCTCCGAAGCGATGACCGTTATGGGTCGTGGAGCGGAAGATCAGCGTCTCGCATTCCTCGCCTTGGAGCAGATGCTTTCAAAAAATGTCGTTAGTTCTGAAGAGCTTAGACGCCAGTTGGGCGAGCGCTTGCCCGGCGCTGTGAACCTCATGGCGCGTGCTGTAGGGGTCACCACGGCAGAGCTTCAAGACATGTTGAAGGCGGGCGAATTGGTCGCCTCCGAAGTGCTGCCTAAGTTTGCTCGTGAAGTTGACCGCGCGTTCGGACCCGGCCTCGAAGCGTCTTTGGCCAAGGCACCGGCAGCGTTGGGTCGTTTCCGGAACGAGATCGAATTCTTCCTGTCTGCAATTGCAGACAGCGGGTTCATGGATGAGTTGGCAAAGGGCTTTGATCGGCTCACCCAAGCCATGCGTTCGCCAGAGGCGCTGGACGCGGCACTCAAGCTCGGTGATGGACTCACAAATCTGGCTGAGATCGGGTTCGACTTCGCCGAAGCCACCGTCACAAACATTGATCGTGTCGGTGCGGCTGCGAAAGCTATTCTTGGTGGTATCATTGTCCGTCAGGTAACGCTGATGGCGGGTGCTCTTTTGACCGGCGCGACTCGCGCGGCGGCAGCAATTCAAGTTCTGACTGCGCGCTTTGCCGGTAGCACCGCTGCTACAACAGCACACACCGCCGCGCTCACACGCGACACCGCTGCTGAAAATATTAATGCCGCTGCTACGGTGCGTTCAACTGGGGCAACGACGGCACACACTCGCGCCACGGTTGCAAACGCCGCCGCCGTATCCGCTTCCGCTGCTGCAAGCACCCGCGCCGCCGGTGCGATGGCTGCCACGTCGCGCGTTGCGGGCGCGGCTGCTATGGGCATGGTGGGAGTATCCCGTGTTCTTCTAGGCCTTGCTGGTCCAATCGGTATCGGTATTGCCGCACTGAGTCTGCTCCCCATATTCTTCTCTGATAGTGGTGAAGCTGCGGTAGAGATGGCGGATGACATTGAAGACGCGGTACGCCGCGCCGGTGCATCGCTGGATCAGCTTGAGGCGCGCGACTACGCACCAACTTCTCGCCGGATGATGGACAGCATTGTCAGCGACCTTGAAACACTCGACTCGCATCTCCAACGCGTTGGGGCGAACAGTGAAGACTTTGCGGACAGCTTTGGTTCGGCGATGCAGCGCATGGCTCGGCAGACCGAAAGCACAACGTCCATCTTCGCCCGCATGGAGGGGATCAATCTCAGCCGTATCGGCATTGACGGGGATGCTCTCGACGGTCTGCGGGGATCGACACGTCGCCTTGTTTCTGACACACTGGAACTGGGTGAAGCAGCGCTTTCTGGGCAGTCATCGTGGTTGCAATTCTACGAGCAGATTCGCCGCACAATTGAACTCGACCCGTCATCCGGACCAGCTTTGGACGGGCTGGCGGCGCTTGCGCGCGCGAACGCTGAGGCAGAGCTTGCTACAGCCGCACACCGTGAACAGCTTACGCTTCTCTTCGGAACCGAAGACGACAAGGCTGTAAGTCAGTTCGCTGCTGTCGCGCTGTCTGCCCTTCGTGCAGGCGAAGGCTTCGACGAACTTCAAGCTGAAATCTCCGAGACCATGAATGCGGCACCAGAACTGGCAAGCCGTTACCAAGGTGTCCTCGATGAAATCCGTGAATCCTTTGCACGTGGCGTAAGCACGCCACAAATCCGACTGGACCTCGGCGACAACCTCGGAGACTCGGCGGATCGTATCATTGAAATCCGCGAAGAACTGGATCGTACTGCTATTGCCACGGCGAACGCGGCAGACTGGTTCGACCAGATGGCGGACGGCGGACTGTTGCGTATGCGTAGCTTGGGTGTTCCCCAAGAGACAATCGACAGCGTGCGTACATTCATCGGAGAATTCCAGCGGTTCGAAAACCTCACACTGCCCATCGAAAACCTTCGGATCATCATGGACAGCCTCACGTTCCCGACGGAGCAGGCGACTGCCTTTGCTGCGGCGGTTGAGCGCCAGTTCGCATCTCTCGCACCTGCACAGCAGACCTACGACAACTTCCGCCGCGTCCTGACAGAGGTAGCGCAGCAGTCGCAGTTTGCCGGTGCAAACATGGACGAGCTTTCGACCAGAATGGCCGCTGCCGCACGGGCGGCGCTGGACGCGGGGATGAACGCTGAGGACTTCAACACGTCTTTGCGTTCGGTCCTTGAGGCGGCTGGATACACGTCTTCCGAGATCGACAATATGATCGGTCTTCTTATGGGTGCGGCGACCGAATTCACCAACTCTGCTCGCGCCGGTTACGACGCAGAGGCTGGCGCAGTTGCGGCAGCCAACGGGCTGGACCATGTGAGCAATGCTGCGGCAGCAGCGGCGGCACAAGTACGTGGCGTTGTTGCGGCCTTGGCAGCCCTGAAGGGCGCAGGCAACGCAGCACTCGCAGTGGCAGGCGGCATCGCAGAAGACATCCGGTTCCAAGCATCACAACGCTCGCGCCCAATCTACGAGCGCGCGGCGGCAGAATTTGTACGCGAACAGCAGGAGACAATCAGCGACGCGTTCTCAGCCGCTGAGTCAGAGGCACGTGCAAGGGGTGCTGACCAAGGCATCTTTGTGGCAGCAGCGAGCGCCGACCGCGACGCGGCTCTGGCGAAGGTTGAGCAAGGCGCAGCCGACATCGCCGCAGCTTCTTTGGAGCTTTACAACACCGAAGCATGGGCAGACCCCCGCCGCAGTAGCGGTGGCGGTCGCAGCGCTGGTGGTGGTGGCGGCGGCAGTGCAGGAAGTCGTGAAGAGCAGTTGGCGGCAGCAGACGCAACACAGCGCCACGCGTTGGCTATGGAAGAACTGATCAAGTCTTCTCGCGAATACCTGTCCGGAGTTGATGAAGAGAATGCCGCGTTGGCGATGCTCGCCAGCGGTATGACCACATCTGAGCAAGCGGCGCGCATGCTGGCGCAAGCGCAGATGGAAGGCGTCGTAATGACGCAGGAACAGACGTCCGCTTTCTTTGCGCAGATCGAAGCAGCAGAAGCGTTGAACCGCGCCCTGACCGCAATGGCCAACGACCCGGTTAACGACTGGATGGACAGCGTCCCATCGTGGCGTGAAGCTGGACAGCAGATCGAAACTGGCGTGTTCGACAGCCTCAGCAACTCTATCTCTGAGATGATCAAGACAGGTAAGTTCGACTTTGAGTCTCTCGGTGAGGCAATCCTCGGCACCATCGCAGACATCATCGCAGACAAGGCCGTCAAGGAACTGGTTAACCTGTTCGGAGGAAACACCTCGGGATCGGGAGAAGGTGGTTTTGGTCTCGGTGGGTTCTTGTCGGACCTCTTCGGCAACGGTGGCTCGCGCGGTGATGCGCCAGACCCGTTTGCTGCGGGCGGTATGGGTGGTCAAGGTGGACCGGAAATTCTCAACGCGTTCGCAACCGGTGGTCCACAGGCCGCTGAGGCAATCCGCGCAGCTATGGTTCAAGCTGGACAGCAGGTAGGACAGAGCATCCGTACAGGCGGCGCACAGGCTGGCGCACAGATGGGCACGCAGGTCCAAACCGCTGGTACCGTGGCTGGTACGCAGATGGGTACGCAGGTCATGTCCGCAGGCGCAGCAGGCGGCGCGCAGATGAATACCCAGATCGTTACCGGCTCACAAGTCGGTGCGCAAGCCATGGGTACGGCGATTTCCACAAGCTCGCAGCAAGGTAGCGGGTTCTTCTCTCAAATCTTCGGCGGTCTATTCGGGGGCGGCGGGGGCGGCGGAGGTATGGGTGGCATCTTTGGCATGATCATGCCGATGCTTCTCGGTGGGCTGTTCAGCGAAGGCGGACGTTCCACGTCCCCGGTCGCATCTACGCCTATGCCGGTTTCCGCGTTCCGTCACGCACCGTCATACTCTTCCGGTACTCCGAACACTTCCGGTATCCCGGCGATGCTTCACGACAATGAAGCAGTCATCCCGCTGTCGCGCGGGCGTAAGATTCCTGTCGAGTTTGGGGATGAGTCCGGTATGGGCGGACGTGGTGGTGGTAAGGTCCTCAACCAGACGTTCAACATCAGCACACCAGATGCAGACAGCTTCCGCAAGTCTCAGAAGCAGACCATGGCAGAAGCCGCTGGTGCAGGCCAGCGCGCACTTGGCGCGAACGGTTGACGCATGTGCCAAATGGTGATATGAGGCGCATATGATTGGTTTTCACAATGTCCGTTTCCCCGAAGAAGTAAGCTGGGGATCAAGCGGTGGTCCCGTGTACAAGACGCAAATCTTCGAAACCTTCCGGGGTTTCGAGAAGCGTAACATTGACTGGTGCCAACCGCAGATGAGGTTCAACGTCGCCTTTGGTGTCAAAAAAGATACCCAGATGATGGAGCTTCTGAATTTCTTCAACGCGCGTCAAGGGCGGGCGTACGGATTCCGGTACAAGAACTGGGGCAACTATCGCATCCAGTCCGCACCGATTGCCACTGGCGATGGATTCAGCACGCGCCTTCCGATGTGGAAGTTCTATGGTTTTGCCTCGGCACGATCCTACAAGCGCCTCCGAAAAATCGTTCCGGGGAGCGTCAGTGATGTTGGACTTCTTGGTCCCGGATCACTCGTTGAAGGGGTTGATTTCAGCATCGACTATGAAGCCGGTGAGATCGCGCTGAACGAAGCTCCGGGGTATGGCACACCGGTTTATGGTAACCTTGAATTCGATGAGCCCGTTCGTTTCGACATTGACAACATTCAGACAATCATCGACCAGTACAACAACAACTCCCTTGGGAACCTGCCATTGATCGGAGTCAAGTCTGGGTTCACCGGTGGCTCCATTTTTGCTCCGATACAGGATGCCACAGGTTCAGACGATTTCTACGATAACACCAGACTCATCCTGAATTTCGATGACATCGCAACCCCGACGACAACTTTTGATCAGTCTGAGTTGGGCCTGCCGGTCACGATTGCCGGGACAGGGTTGATCAACTCTACGTCTTTCCGCCACGGTCAAGGGTCGTTTTCAACCGGAGCAACGGGATACGCCGAAGTTACCGGGATACCAATGGGCGTGAGCGGACTTCCGTTCACTCTTGAGGTGTTTGCGCAACAGTCTCAAGCAGGCGCAGCGTCTCAGCCTCTTCTATCGAAGTGGGAAGCCAGCGGTACAAACCGCTGCTACACTATTCGGTACATCCGGGCAACCAGACAGTTGCAGTTCGCCGTGTCCCTCGATGGGGGATCGTCCGAGACAATAATCTTGAATTTCCCGTGGACCACAGCGGTCCCAAACAAATTCGACTACATCACCGTTGACCGCCTTCCAAGCGGTTGGTTTGTACTCCGCATAAATGGTAAGCCGATGCAGACAGTGCGGAACACCGGAACGATCCATGATGCAAATGTCCCGTTCAACGTGGGCAGCCTCGCATCCCCGCTTGCAGGAGAAGGTCCGTATCAGGGACTCATCGACTCTGTGCGCGTTACCATCGGACGTAACCGCAATCCGGCGTTTGACATTGTGGACATCCCAACGCCGTATCCAGTTTGACTTGACAACGTATGTGCCAAATGGTAGGTTGGCACTCAATCCAATGAGGTAACACTATGCCAATTCTAGTATGTGGCGCTGAGGGCGAATGGGCTCTTTTCACAAACGATCTTGTCGCTACCGGTTCTGACAGCAAGCGCCGTGGTTCCGTGCGGATTGAAGCTGGTGATTCCATGTTCAAAGCGTTCACCGGAACGAACGACATGTGGTTTCACTTCCGATGGACGGCCCTGACCACAGGGAGCATCGGCTCTGGCGGACTTGCACTGGACTTCATCCAGATCAACAACGCGTCGGGACTCCTTGCTGGCGTGCGGGATTCCGGCGCAGCAAATATCGGCGCTATTACGCGGTACACCGTTTTCGGGGCAACATCGGATGGCGGCGGAGTCGTACAAAGTTCTTCCTTCGACGAGCCTGCGCTGAACTATATCGACATGGATTTCCGCGTACGGATCACGACTGGTTCCAACGCCAACGACACACTTCAAATTGATTTTTATCGCAACGGACAACTTCGATGGACGCGCACCTCTATTGATGCTGGCGGTTTCGGACTGCCGACAGACATCGAACTCTTTGCTCGCCGGTCAACCAACGCAAACAACTACGATGAAGTAGGCTATCAAGATGTAATCGTAACAGATTCCCTGCCAACTGTCGGCATGGAACTGGCGGTATTGGTACCCTCGGCGGTTGGCGTCGATTCAGACTTCGTGAACGACTACACGAACATTGACGATGAAGGGTATAACCCGGACACCGTTATCTCTACAACGACCCCCGGCGACCGCGAGAGTTGGATTTTTGCAACACCTACATTCACAATCGGGGACAAAGTCATCTACGGCATTGCTTTGGACACGGTAGCTCAGACGGACATCGCTCTGTTGATTTCTGACTTCCAGCCGTTCCTGCGGGTCAACGCCACATCCTACAATTCGGCAACCACTCTTGGTGCCAATGAAATCAACCCCGACAGCTACGTTTCTGTATTCACACTCAACCCTGACACAAGCCAGCCGTGGGTTGAGGCCGATCTGAACGCGTTGGAGGCAGGCGTAGAGGCAACCTAATGCCAACTGTACCAGCACCCACGGATTTCGAGGGGATTGCAAAGCAGGAAGGCTACGCCGTACTGCATAATGGTGCCATGGTTGACAGCCGTGGTTACGCAATTCTTGCGAGCGGTGCCCAAATACCGGCATCCGTATCTTACGCTGTTTTGTCGGATGCTGCCGCAATCTCGACGATAACCAGTTATGCGGTTATCTCCAACCCGGCTTCTATTTTGGCCAGCGCGGCTTACGCGGTTCACCACTTCCCTGCCAGCATCATCGCTGCACCGGCTTACGCCGTTCTTGTGCCGCTGTATCCTCCGTACGAAGACATCCCGATTGACGTTGACTTCGTTGAAGAGCGCTTCCCCGAGTGTGTTTCGTTCGGATCGTCTGGTGGTCCGGGGTTCAAGACAAGTGTCTTTGAGTTTGATTCGGGCTTCACGGCTTCTATGATCGAATGGGACCGCCTGCGCGCCCGGTACGATGTTACGTTCGAAAATGCAACACCGACAGACATCGAGCAGGTGGAAGAATTCTTCTACGGTATGCGTGGACAAGCCCTCGGTTTCCGATACAAGGATTGGAGTGATTATCAGATCACACAACAAAACGTTCTTGTCGGTGATGGAGACAAAGATCGTTTCCAAATTTTCAAAAGGTACACTTCTGGTGGCCACACGTTTGATCGAATCATCAAGAAGCCTGTCGCAAATACGATGGAGTTCACTCTCAACGGTGCAGTCCAACTTGAGAATGGCGACTACTTCATCAACTACACGACAGGTGAAATAATTTTCCCATCCGCGCCTCCCGTGGGCGCTGTTGGGTATATCACCTATATGGAATTCGATGTACCGGTTCGCTTTGCATCCGACGAACTGGATGTCACGTACAACGACTTCCGCCAACTTAAAATCAACTCGATACCAATGATTGAGATTCTACTGTGAAGACAACAACATCAGCCTTCCGTGAACACCTTGATGGTAAAGTGACGGCGCTATGCACGTGCTGGATCATCACACGCGTCGATGGCAACGTGTACCGGTTTACGGACGCGGATGAAGATGTTGTGCAGGGTGGTCTCACCTATACTTCCATCGGCGCATACCAGCGTACCGCGATTGAAACAACGTCAAGCCTTTCTGTGGACAACCTCGACATTGTAGGCACGGCGAGTGATCTGGCTTTGCCCGAGAACGAACTTCGGGCAGGATTGTTTGACAACGCAGAAATCCGAATTTTCGTGACGTCGTGGCTCGACACCGTTAAAGGTGATCTGAAAATGCGTCGTGGTTTTTTCGGCGAGGTTCAGACACTTCCAAACGGAACTTTCCAAGTTGAATTGCGTGGGATCATGCAACGCCTGTCCTACAACTATATGGACATTTTTTCCGCTACCTGCCTGTATGATTTGGGGGAACCGGGCTGCGGTATCGCCATTAAGCCCGATGAGATTCGCCCAAACACATCCTATTCCGTGGGAGACTTTATTCTCGCCCAACAGGCGGGAACTGTGCGCGGAAAAGTTTTCGACCTAGACATCGGTGACCCAGACTTTGAACAGGCAGGCGCGGCCTTGAATGGTATCGAGGATTCCCTGTTCTGGACAAACACCGGCGCGAATGATCTGGTGGTAGCGCCGGTGGCATACACCGGGGATTACGCTGCGCGCGGCGGGGCAGGCTCTGGTACCCTGACTCAGTTCATCGACCTTACTCTGGCAGGTACCGGGGCAACAATCGAAGCCTTGGACAGCAACAGAATTTACATGACGTTGAACGCGTGGCGCAGAGATGACGGTGACCAAGGTCGGATACGTGTTGAATTCCTCGACGATGATGGCACAGAACTGGACTATGGGTCCGAAGCCGATTGGTCCTCCGCAATCCCTATAACACTTCTGCCGACTCTGGTAGCAGATTTCACAATCGAATGCTGGATCAACCCGAACGGCACGATGACGGGTTCGGCAGGACTCGCCAGTTTTGGTGTGACTACACGCGCCGGGCAGGGTAACGACATCAATTTCGGTGGCGGTTTCCCCACACTGTACAACAACATCCCCGGACAACCGGGGGAAGACATCATCGTCTCCCCGAATCAACTTGTGTCAGGTCAGTGGAAGCACCTCGCTTTTGTTCGAGAAGGCGCAGACGTTCGCATCTATGAGAATTTTGAACTTGTTGCCGAAGAGGTTGGAACGACTTACGCCAGCACCTTTTCTATCAATAGACTTGGTGGGTCCATTGGCGGGGGACTACCCGCACAAATCATGGAATTCCGCATCTGGGATGTTGCTCGAACGCAGGGCGAGATCAAGTTCAACGGCGACCGTAGCATCGACCCAGCCACCGCAAACCTTGTTCGATACTACAGCTTTTACGATGGCACATTCGATGATGCGACTGGGAATGATCCAGCTTCAAACCCGCCGGGTCCAAATGGAATTCTTCCAGCAACTGGCCCGGTAGCGGTTGCCACAGTACACACGCCAACCAACGCGGCCAGATTCAATACCGGATTTGAAATCGTCGGCGGTGTGTGGACGGAACGCGGTTTCCGCGATAGGCTAGTCCCGAACGGCACGCGATACGCACGTGTTGATTTTGACGTAAACCTCCTGACAACTGCACCAGCAGATTCATACATTGACAACCTCAACGGGTACATCATCGACACGTCTCAAGCTGGGCCGTTGCTTTGCAACACCGTGAACAATGTGTATTGGGAATGTACCAGTGCCCACACCTCCGGGTCGGGTCCGTTCACTTTCACTGGTGGGCCGAGCACCGTAGCAACAAATTTCATCGCACGGGATGCATGGCTCCGCGAAGGGCGGGTCCTAAGCGCGTCTGATGCGCGTACGTTTGTCTGCGAGGTGGACGACGTGCGGGCAGTCGATGCTTGGTTCAACGGGGGAACTGTTACGTTCCAAACGGGTCCAAACGCCGGTGTCAGCATGGAAGTCAAGAAGTGGGATGCGGCAACAAACGAGATGGAGCTTTTCCTTTCGCTCCCAAACAACATCTCGGCTGGCGACCTGTTTTGCGTATATCCGGGATGTGACAAATCGCGGATCAGTTGCGCGGCAATTTTTGACAACGTGTTCAACTTCTTTGGCACACCCGACGTTCCGGGTACGGACGAACTTCTCAGATACCCGAATGCGGTCCAATGACAACAGCCAATGACATCGTAGATTTTTCCCGCACGTGGCTTGGTACACGTTGGGTACACCAAGGCCGTTCTGAGCGCGGCATCGACTGCGCTGGCGTTCTGGTAATGACTGCGCAGCACTTTGATCTTCCTCGGGAAGACATGCTTGGATACGGTCGCAACCCAAGCCGGGAGTTCCATCGGCAAATCCGCCGGTACACAGACCGAGTGCGCCCGATGATCCCAGTGCACGGAGCAATCGGTATATTCCATGACACCGTCATGCCTTGCCACACAGGCGTTTTTGCTGTAGGGTCCGATGGTAGGATCACTGTCATTCACTCTGACGCTTCGGCGCGCCGTTGTATCGAGGAAGGATATGACGATTCCTCCCCGTCCCTTCGCGAACGCCTAGTGGACATTAGACTTTTCCAACAGGTAGATTATGGCCTCTAGCCTCGGACGCATCTCGCTTGGCATTGTCGGCGCACTTGTCCTCGCACCCTTTGGGTTGGCGGCGGTTGGCTTTGCCATCGGCTCCGCTATTGGCGGGTTCCTTTTTGCGCCCGACGGTCCTCAGACAAGTATCGATGGTCCACGACTTGGTGACACAGATGTCCAAGCGTCGAGTGTTGGTAAGATCATCCCGAGACACTACGGCATAACGCGGACAGGTGGTAACGTTCTCTGGTCTGGTGGCCTCAAAGAGACAAAGACGGTCGAGACAGAAACGCAGGGCGGCAAGGGCGGCGGCGGCGGCGGCGGCGCATCCCAGACCACCACGACGTATTCATACTCCGTATCATTCATGACCGCACTGGGCCGTGGACCGGCAGAAGCGCTGTTGCGCATCTGGGCGGATGGTAAGCTGATCTACGACGTCACCGGCGCTGGCAACATTCAAAACGACAAGTACAAATTCCGCTTTCGTAAGGGTGATGGTCATCCAATTGATCCACTTATTGAGGAATCCATCAACCGCCGGTTGCAGGGTCTCGACGATATCAATGCGGGTAACGGTGAGCAAAGCGAGTACAAGAACATTGACGTCCTGATCTCCGAGGCGCAGGCTGCTACCGACCCTCGGTCGTCTATCTACGCATCATATCTTATCGCACGTCGTAATGAGGCAAACGCCACCACAACCACACCGAGGCAATACCGGTTCACGCCCGCCTACAAGCAGTTGGCGTACATAATTTTTGACGACATCCCTCTGGAAGATTTTGGTAACCGTATTCCGAACATCACGGCGGAAGTCGTGTGGTCAACCGATACACCAGTCCTTGCCAACGATACTCTGGCGGAGACTGCTGTAACCGAAGTATCTGCGACCACCACGGTACCGCTTGAAGCAATGGGAGTTGACGTCAGTTCAAATTCTCTCCTGACGCTGAGTGGAACACGCCTCCGTCGGTTCAGCTATTCACTTCTTTCCGAAACACTTGATCGAAGTGGGGTGCAGACTTTTACCACACTGTTAGGCGGCACAACAGCAACCGTTGAATCTATTCTGGGTGCCGATGCCAACGGTGAATTCATCGCGCGCGTCTCACGCACGGGGGGCGTAGGCACGAACGCTATTGCAAAAGTGGCATCGACGTCACTGGATATTCTGGGCCTTACTACGAGCACAGGCCGGTTCCTTCAAGATTACAACAGCAACGTAGCCGCTGGTGATGTGACCTTTGCTACGTCGGCGGGACAGAACGGAACACGCACGCTCATGGCAGCGTGTGACCCAACGGGCACACTTTTCATTCTTCAAACCGACACCGACAATGTTGAGATTGACTTTTCTCAGGTCGGCGTAGGGCTCGGAGACGGCCCGATGTGTGGTGGAGGTAGCTCCGCTGGTGACAGCGTTGTGTATTGGCTCGCGAGCAATGGAACGAACTGGGAACTGATCCGCCTCAACATCCTCTTTGGTTCGGGCAGCGGAAACACTCCCACGGTAAATATCTCGACACTCGACAGTGGCTCCCTTGGTGGCGGCTCCATCGGCACCGTGTTCTACGACTTCTCTTCCCAATCCGTTTTCGTGATGTTGCAAAACAGCGGTACGGGCGGCACGATACGCCGGTATGATCCCGACGCTGCCGGAACTGCTTCCGACCCGTACCTTCAATACGACGAGCCATTGTCGATCAAGCCGCCGAACCCGAAGTCAGGGTTCCAGCGTTCAGGTGTGCAAGCAGGCCTTGTGGCATACGCCACAGACACATCTGCTGCCGTTATTGACCTGTCTACCGGCGGCGAGTTCTTGTACACCAGTGGGCTCTCTGACGCAGCAACCTCTAATGCACAAATCTACATCCCGCAGGCCGGGGCCATCGTCACGTGGCTGGACGATACTCCCACGCAGATTCAGTTCGCGAGATTTAGCACAGCACTATACTCAACAGACCTTGCATCCATCATCTCTTCCATCTGCCGTGACGTCGGTATGGGTCCGGATGAATTCGATGTGTCGGATATCGCCGGTGATCATACCGTTCGTGGATACTCAATCGCGCGTGCTGTGTCGGGACGCAAGGCTCTCGAAAACCCGATGCTCGCATACTTCATTGACGGCATTGAAACCGACTGGACTGTCAAGTTCATCAACCGTTCCGTGGTCCCAGTACGGACAATTCTTGAAGACGAGTTGGGGTCAACACGAGCACAGACTGGAC